TTTGAAAAGAAGGGCGTGTTGGTCAAGGATGGTAACAAGCTCAAGTACACAGACAAGACTGGCAAGGAACATAAGTACTTCCGATCTGGCGTCACCAACGAATTGTTGGATCTGATCATGACTGAATGGGATGAAAGCAAGATAGTAATCGCCCAAGATTTCACTGATGCAGATGGTGATGACCAAGAGATAGCACCATCGGAGGAATAAGAAATGAACGTAAGCGCCGGCTTATTGCTAGAAGTGTGGGAAGTGGTTAGTGAGCTGCTTCCCAACAACAAACGAGAAGACATGGCTCGCAAGCTAGTCAACATCTTCGTGGACAAAGGTATGGATCGCGATGATTTTGAAGCCATACACGGAGAAGATGACCACCTTGACAGTGCTATTGAAGCACAGTACACTGGCGAGTCGATCGGCTATGACGATTATGACGACGAACTGGAATATGAGGACGAATGACTGATAAATCAGATATGGCTTCCATACAAGGTGATGTTTTCATTGATGATCTACGGAAGAAGGTAGACAAGGCAATGGAATCTCGCGAAGCCAAGGAAGTTGCTATCGCTCAGCTTGAGGTACAGTTTGCTATGCTTCAGTACCTCCAGCAACTTGATTGGAAACTCTGGGAACTCTACAACAAGTTCGGTATCTAAATGTGGTACAACAAGATAGTTGATGACATGGGGTCGTTGCCCGATGCCATCGACTGGTTCCAAAAACAGCTAGAGACTTCATGGGTAGAAGCCAAGATCGTTGGCAGCATTGAAAAAGCTGCCCAGGAACTTAGTGGCATCATGGCCTATCGCTTTGGACAGCTGCAGGAAGTTGAAGCCATACTCAAGCATCTCAACATTCGCTACGACAAGATGCGCAGCGATCACTATCGCAAATATCTAGAGCGTTATCAGCGAGAGCTAACTGATCGCAGCATCGAGAAATACATAGATGGCGAGGATGATGTAGTCACTATGGCTACGCTGATCAACGAAGTTGCGCTGGTGCGCAACAAGTATCTGGCTCTAATCAAAGGGTTAGATGTCAAACAGTTCCAGATCAGCAACATAGTTAGGCTCAGAATTCAGGGCATGGAAGATGCTCATTTGGATACCAGGGGTTAAATCATCAGGATTTTGACGGTTTTTTCCGTATTTTTGTCAATGATTTCAACAGTATATTTTGGAAAATCTGTGCTTGACAGACCGTAGCAGTGTGCTAATATGCACGTATTAGAGCAACAGCAACGGAGATTCCCATGGAACAGTATGTGCGCATTAGCTCGGGTTGGACCCGCGGTGGGGCTACTATTACGGACCGTTCGTTCCTATTGCTTGACAATCTCAAGCGCGACAAGGATGGCATGTACATCACCGTAGACAGTGACGGTGGTGCTGATCTCCGTGCAGGACGCAACCGTGTGTACATGGAAGGCATCCATTGCTTCGCACCCACGACCAAGGATGCTGGGGCGCCTAGCACAGTGTTCATGATGGACAAGACAGATGACGAGATCGCACACGACCAGCGCGAGACGTTCGAGATCCTGGGCGAGATGACCAAGGCAGTGGCCAGCAACACGGTCAAGGGCTTGGTGGTTAGCGGTCCTGCTGGCATCGGCAAGAGCCATACCGTTGAGACCACGCTGCACGAAACGCTGGATATGCTGGGCAAGCTCACTGGGCAGGGCCAGATGTACGAAGTGATCAGCGGTGGTATCAGCGCTGCTGTGCTGTACGAGAAGCTCTGGGAATACCGCGAAGACAGCCAGGTGCTGGTGTTTGATGACTGCGACGGCGTGCTCTATGATGAGGACAGCTTGAACGTGCTGAAAGCAGCACTGGACAGCAAGAAGACGCGCCGCATCAGCTGGAACACACGCAGCCTGCACCTTGAGCGCAAGGACATTCCAAACAGCTTTGAATACAAGGGCGGTGTGATCTTCATCACCAACGTGAAGTTTGACCAGATCAAGAGCGCACGCATTGGCAATCATCTGGAAGCTATCGTGAGCCGCTGCCACTACATGGACATTGGCATCGAGACTGCCCGCGAGAAGCTGCTGCACATCCGCAACGTGGTTGAACGCAGCAACATGCTTGGCTCGTATGGTTTTGATGAGGATACCAAGGCTGAGATCATGGACTATGTCCGTGACCACAGCAAGCAGTTACGCGAGCTTAGCCTGCGCATGGTGCTGAAGATCGCCGACCTGCGCAAGGCCATGCCCGGCAACTGGAAGCGGTTCGTTGAAAAGAATTGCCATCGTAAAGCCGTTTGATACCGGTAAATATTTCAATGGAACCAGAGACACACAAGGACAGATACTGTGCAGCCCCTTTTAGGCACATGGTGGTTGAATCAAACGGTAGGATCTCTCCTTGTTGTCTCTGGAACAGCGGTAACGGCAAAGCCAGTGATGCGATAAGCGATCCATTCAATCAAGATTGGATGCAACAAATACGCCTTAAACTGTTAAACAACGAGAAATTAGATGGTTGTGTTGAATGCCATCTCAGAGAAGACTCTGGCGTAAGAAGCCTTCGCGGCGCGTTCAATATGGAATATGGAACCCCAGTTGAGCCAGAGCTGCGCTACATTGAATTCAATCTTGGTAATCTCTGCAATCTCAAATGCCGCATGTGCGGATCGTGGAGCAGCAGCAAATGGATATCTGATGAGATTGCGCTGGGTTTAGCGCCTGCTGCGCTGGTAAGACCCAATATCAATCGTGTGTTGCCATATGTAAACACCATAGATAAGATACGATTCATAGGGGGAGAACCTAGCTTAGAGCAGGAAACCATAATAGAGATTTTGACAAAGATACAGTCTGTTAAAGGTTCTCTGTCTCATCTTAGGGTTGATATAACCACAAACTGCATGGTTTTATTGGAACAACAATTGATAGATTTGCTTGCAGGGTGCAAGAGGGTTGAATTGCAATGTAGCATAGATGGATTTGGAAAGGTAAACGATTATCAACGCACGGGCGCAGATTGGACGACAGTATCAAACCATCTTTTGTGGTATCAGCAGAACATGCCTGAGGTGTGCGGTACTGTAATATTGACCAGTTGGTCAATTCTAAATGTCAGTTCAGCTATAGATCTCATGTCATATGTGAGAGCGCATCTTCCAAGATTCTTGGTCTGGGGACATTTGGTACGAGAACCGGCTCATCTTGACATGAAGAATGCTCCGGCTGAGATGAAAAGCAAACTGCTTGATCGGTTAGATGCTTGGACGGAATTAGATGAACTTCATTGGGTGCTGCACAACAAGCAGGTCATCTCTTCGCAGCTGCGACAAGCGCCTTTGCTGAGAGCCAATGAAGTGCTAGTGCAGATAGATAGGTTAGACGAGATACGGCAAGAAGATTTCGCTGTGATCGATCCAGAGATGCACGCAGCCCTGGTAGCAGCTTGCTAAAAACGCAATCAGGCATAAACTAATGTTGAGCTGTGTGCCATCAGAAGAGTTGCCGCTGATGGGAATCTGCCTAGGATCAACACCCAGGGTCCGCACAGCTGGCACCTCGGGAGCGCGGGCCCAGAGCCCGGTCGTCCAGCGCATCTATCGAGTATTGCCTGGTGGCGAGGAACAGTGGCTGACTGCTTTTCCATGCTGGAGCAGCACAGCAGCCTAGGTCCCGGGACCTGACGGCGCTACTATACGGCATGGTCGTGACGCTGGGTGCGTAGGCTTGATAAGCGCCAGCTGCGTGAGCAGGTGGTATTAGGCGGCAGTGAACGGACCTACGATAAAGGTCGCCGGAGGAGTGGACGCTCGCGTAACCGGCTCTTGCATCTTTGGCATTCTGCGACTATATTATGAGGTGTTAGCACTGCCACACATGGAGTGCTAACTTTCCATTTAACCATAGGAGACTACGATGGAACTGAGACCGCTTAATAATCGGGTCATAGTGAAGCGCGTGGACAGTGAAACTGTCACGAAGGGCGGCATCGTCATCCCTGATACCGCAGCAGAGAAGCCAGATCAAGGCACAGTACTTGCTGTTGGCAAGGGAACCAAGGATGATAGCGGCAACTATATCCCGCTGGATGTTAGCGTAAACGATCGCGTGTTGTTTGGCAAGTATGCGGGCACACAGATCAAGATTGACGGGCAAGACCTACTTGTCCTCAAAGAAGAAGAACTTTTTGCCGTTATTGAAAACTGAGGAGTGACACAACATGGCAGCTAAAGACGTGATTTTTGGCGACGACAGTCGCAAGAAGCTGTTGGCAGGTATTGACATCCTAGCCAACGCAGTTAAGAGCACGCTGGGTCCCAAGGGACGCAACGTGGCATTTGAGCGCAGTTATGGTAGCCCACTGGTCACCAAAGATGGTGTTACAGTGGCCAAGCAGATTGAGCTCAAGGACAAGTTTGAAAACATGGGCGCACAGATGGTGCGCGAAGTGGCAAGCAAGA